CCTCGGTATCGAGCCATTGCTGCATCGCCTCTAGGTCAAAGAAGGTCTTGTGCTCAAGTACCATGAAGTGCCGACCCCGCTCAAGCGTGCCGCGCTGGACCATGCCGCGCAGCTGCCCAGCCGTCAGACCCATTTGTTGCGTCACGATGTGGCCCAGCACCCACTTCATTTTCCACCCCTCTCCAGAATCGCCTCAGCGCACCTACGCGCCGTCAGCCAGTCGTACTTCCCGCTCATCTCGGCGCACGCTTTGGCGCAGGCTCCCCGCTCGATCTGGAGCAGGCGCTGCGCGAAGTTCTGAAAGTGCGCCTCAATGCCCCACGACTGATACCGTGGGGCCGTCTCGTTCACCAGATGCATGATCTCGTCGCGCGTCATAGCTAACCCCGCGCGCGGATGGCTTTAGCGCAGTCAATGCACGCTTCGTTGTACTCAATCTCGGACCACGCAGCAGTGACCTGTTCACAGACCAGCGCGCACGCCTCGCGCTCTGCCAGCACAGCCTGACGCAGCCGCTCCTCGGCACGCTCAAGCGCACCACACGCATCCCACAAAAGCCGGTGGGGCTTGTCCGTCCAGTCGTAAGCTCTCGGGCCTTCGCCAGACACCGCAAGCCGGAGCTCGTAGGTCAGGTCTGTCGGCAAGTGCGGGATGCCCGCCAGCCGCTGAAGCTCCTGCTTGGTCATGTTTGATTTGCTCCGGTTTTTCACCACGTCACGCGAACATGTAACCGTCGGTTACACGTTGCCGGCCACCCACTTCGCGACGCCGCCCGTCAGCGCAAACTTCCCCGGCTGCAGGAAGACGTAGGCCTGCCCGCCGCCCGGCACCTGCGCGTATGCCATCACGCGGCTGCCGCTGACTTCGTTCACTGTCACCAAGCATCCGCCGAACATCTCAACGTCTGGGTCAATCTGTACGATGTCGCCAACCTGAAGTTCCATGTCACAGCTCCTGCGCGTATGGCTGCAGGGTTTGTCGCGCTACCGCCGGCATGTCAGGAAAACAGTCAAAGCTTCGCTGAATCACGCGCAGCAGCTGCTCCGTCTGCTCGCGGAAGAACGCCGCCTCGCGGCGGGCGGACTCAAGCTCGGCATTCAGCCTGTCGGTTTCGGTCATAACTACCCCCTTTAAGCAATGGATACACTGATTAATCGGCGTCATGTGCAGGCATATGGCGTCCATCAGGCCGCACCTCGCAGCGCCGTCAGATCGGCCACGATGGCCGTGACTTCGGCGTCAGCCCGTGCGCACTCAGCCCGCAGCTCAGCAATGGCCGCCTCGTCGCGGAAGACGCGGTGGATCGCCAGTTGCAGCCCATCAGGCCATCGCGGATCAAAGCTCACGACGTCGCACCAGGCGCGATCGGTTACCCACAGCTGACCCTGCACCTGCCACCGGTACTCCGTGGCATGGGCGCAGCTGCGCAGTGCTTCCAAGTGCTTCGCCATGGCGGCTGGGCACTTGATCTCAATCAGCCCATCCGAACCGACCAGCCCATCCGGCGACACGCCGACACAGTCGAGCTCGGCCGACTCGCAGAACCCGACTTCTTCGACCAGAACTTCGCGCAGCGATTCGTAAGCCGACCGCGCGACCGGCTCCAGTTCGGTGCCGCGGGCCATCGCAGCGTTCGTGAACATCTCAACGCATTGCCCGGTAATGCGCTCCACCGCCAGCGTGGCCAGCAGGTTGGTGCGACTGGTGGATGGGCCGCTCTTCGTGCGGGCCATCAGGTCGGCGAAACGGGAGCCGGTGAACTTGCCGGCACGGGCTGCCAGCCAAGCTGGATTGGCGCTGCCGTCGTCCAGGTGCTGCTGAATGAAAAGCATCAGGCAGCCTCCAATGCTTTCCTGCGTGCTGTGAACGCAGCCCGCAGCTTCTTCTTTGATTGCTCGTCAACATCCAACTTCGCCAACCCGGCACCGACTTCACCCAGCGCGGCGGCATCGTTCGCGGCAGCGATGCGGGCCATGGCTTCGGCCATAACGTCTGGCGCGGCCGGTGGACTTGCCACAACTGCCGACTGGTGGCGCAGTGAACTGGCCAACTCGTCAGCGCTGGCGAACTCCGAGCCACCGAAACCAGCGCAGGCAAGCGCTCGACCAATCGCCGACGTCTGGCAGTTCTCAACGGCTGACGTCTTATTGATCTGCGACGACGCGCGCCATTCTTCAGCGAAGCCATCAGCCAGCAGGCGGCCGGATTCGTCCAGGATCTCGGCGCGCATCAGCACCTGGTCGGCGTCGATGTGGACGATCTCCGAGCGGATCGTCCAGTGCGGGTGATTGGCGCGGAACTTGGCCACGCGAAGCGCGACCGTTTGATATTCTTTTCCACGGATGTTGATGATCCCGGTATCCATCACGCGCCACCCGCCAGCAGGCGCAGCAGGCCTGCGAAAAACGCCATGACGACGGCGGCGCTGACGCCGACCGCGATGATGCCGATAGCTACGCCAGCTGCGCGCTGAAGCTGCGCGTTGTCAGCCCACGGCGCGAACTGGATGCCGGCCTCGGCCTGCGTGCGAAAAAACTCTCTTTCGATGGTGCTCATGCGTCCTCCCGTGCCAGGCGCAAAATGGCCTGTAGTGCTTCGTTGATTCCAATCACCGTCTGCCGAAGACCGACAAGCCGGTCAGTCAGCTGCTCAATGCGTTCCTGTTCGTCGTCTGGAAGCGGTAAGCGCGTTGCCGCGACAGACGACTCCAGCCGGCTGCTGAGGGCGCCGATGAACTCCAGCGCGACCTGTTCTGCTTCTGCGTCTTGAAAGCGCATATCACGGCTCCCAGTCGGCGCTGTCGATGTCCTGCACCGCTGCGCGCTGGACGCAGTCGTGCAGGTCGTCCACAACGGCAAGCACAAACGTCTCCGCATCACTGATCGGTTTGTTGCGGCACAGGCTCAGCCGCCTGGCGCAGTCGCGCAGCAGGGTGGCTGTGCGCAGGGTGAAGGGCAGGCCGTCGTACTCAAGTGCGGCCGAAAGCAGGTCAGCGTCGGCCCAGATTTCATCGAAGCGCGCCGAGACGGCGTCATCGCGCGCGTCTTCGCGGCGGGTGTCTGGCGGAAGCGGCATCGACGCGTAGCCGATGGCGTAGTCGGTGAGGGCGGCGCGCTTCATGCTGCGGCACACTCAGCAATCCGAGCGGTAAAAAGATTTACGCGCGCTTCAAGGTCAGATGCGGAAAACCCGCGAACTTTTTTTCCGGTTAACTCAGCGTGAGCAAAGTCGGCGCGCAGTTGACTTAAGTTGAGCTCATATTGCGCTGCCAACTGCGGCAGTGAGCAACGCATGATTCGTGCTATGTCTTGCACGGGTAAATGGGTGGCTGGCATGTTGTTGTCCTCTGATGTGCGGCCTGCTGTCCCAAGTAATACTACCTAGGTATTCCGTGCAGTCAATACCCGCGTAGTATTTTTTTTCGAGCGCTTAGCACCGAGGTGCTTAAGGCTTAACGGAACTTGGTGTGAGCTTCGCGCACGACGCCGATGATGCGGGCTTCACCGAGCGGCTTGATGGGATAGCGGGGGTTCAGCGGCTGGAGGTACATCTCGCCGCCGTCGCTGACAAGCTTCTTAAGCGTTGCCTGCTCGCCGTTGCCGGCTATGACGTAGTCGCCGATGTTGGCGCTGATGTCGGGCTCGACGACGATGCGCATCCCTGCGGTAAACACGGGTTCCATGCTGTCGCCCTCGACGATTAGGGCGAATGTGTGTCGGTTGACTGGCACGCCGGTGTCTATCCATTCATCGGCGTCACCTGGCGCAAAATTGTCCACGACGTCGGTTAGATTTCCCGCCTGTACTGCCGAGATAACCGGCACTCGACCGCGGGAAGCCGGTGCGACTCGAACGTTAGAATCGGATCCGAGCGTGGCAAAAGCGGTCACACCAACAACTGCAGATGCAGCGAGATCCACCACAAGCCGCGGGCCGTCGCCAGTCGCGAGCCACAGCGCGTTGACGCCAAGCGCGCTTGCCAGCTTGACCGTGTGCCGCGATTCGTCCTGATCGCCGCGCTCAATCTTTGAGATAGAGCCCTGACCGACCCCGCACTTGTCCGCAAGCTGCTGCTGGCTCCAGTTAAGTGCCTCGCGTGCAGATTTAAGACGTGCGCCGAATTCCGTGCTCATACGCCTAGTCTACTACTTTAGTAGACCCCATCCAACTACCTAGGGCTTGACGCGTGCGAATACGTGGGTAGTATTCGCCCGTATTGATGGGGAGCAACATGAGCCTAAAAGAATTTCGAGAAGCATCAGGCCTATCGCAGAAGCAGCTTGCCGCCGCATCAGGCGTCAGTCAGCAGCTCATCTCACACATCGAGACAGGGCAGCGCAGCCCGGCAGAGCTTGGGCTCGACCGCGCCAGGGCTATCGTTTCTGCGCTGGCGACGGCTGGCGCCGACTGTGACCTCGATGACGTCTTCCCGCCGGGGAGGGCGGTTGCATGAACCAGATCGCCATCGACTGGGAAGCCAACGCCCGCGAATCCGATCCCTGGACAAGCCACGCAGCAGCTGCGCGCGTGCGCGAATTCGCCAGCGGCCACATCGCCATCATTCTCGACTGCCTGCGCGAGCACGGGCCTGCTACGGCCGACGAGATCGCCAGTCGGGTTGGGTTGCTGTCGCATCAGGTCAATAAGCGGCTGAGCGATTGCCAGAAGCGCCAACTGGCGAGGCCGACGGGATTGTGCCGGTTGTCGGCGAGCAATCGGCTTGAGCGAGTGTGGGAGGTTGTTGCATGAGCAGTCTTGTCATAGACCCCGAGTTCAAAGCGCTGATTCCGCCGCTGCGACCCGATGAGCGTGCCGAGCTGGAGTTGAGCATTGCATTCAGTGGGTGTCGCGACCCGCTCACGGTGTGGGGCGATGTTCTTGTGGACGGACACAACCGCCACGAAATCTGCACACGGCTGGGGGTTCCGTTTGCTGTTGTGCAGATTCAGTTCAACGACCGCCTCGATGCGTTTATCTGGATTCGCAAAAATCAACTGACGCGCAGAAACCTAACGGACGACCAGCGCGCCATGAATTTTGAAGGCCTGCGGCGGCTTGAGAGTGAGAAGCTCAGGCGGGCGCGGGCCAAGGCGGGGGGGCAGCAGGGTGGGCGCGGGCGCGCAGCGGATAGCTTGTCGCACACTGTGTGCGACAAGCTATTTCAAGCTGACGCCACAGACGCAAAAGCATCAGAGAAAACACCCGGGCCGCGATCAAAGCCCGCCAAAGAACAAAAGCGTGACACACGCAATGAAGCTGCAAAGGCAGCAAATCTGCCTCGGCGAAAACTTTCCAAAGCCGCACTCGTCGTTGATGCCCGTCCAGACCTAGCCGACCAGGTGGAGCGGGGTGAAATCAAACTGGCCGACGCCGTTCGCCAGATCAAGCGCGCCGAAGTAATCGAAAAGCTAGAAAGCGTCGAGGCGCGCGAGCAAAAAGAGCTGGCAGGCGAGTACGACGTGATCGTTATTGACCCGCCATGGCCGATGCAGAAGATTGAGCGGGACGAGCGCCCGAATCAGTCGCAGTTTGACTACCCCGTAATGCAGGAAACCGAGCTGGCGGCGATGACGATGCCGGCCGCTCGTGACTGCCATATGTGGCTCTGGACGACGCACAAGTTCTTGCCGATGGCGTTGCGGCTTCTGGACGCCTGGGGGTTCAAATACGTTTGTACGTTCGTATGGCACAAGCCCGGCGGGTTCCAGCCAATCGGGCTGCCGCAATACAACTGCGAATTCGCGCTGTACGCGCGGAAAGGATCGCCAAAGTTCATAGACACCAAAGCATTCCCTGTTTGCTTTGAGGCGTCTCGAGGTGCGCATAGCGAGAAACCCGAAGAGTTATACGACGTGGTGCGCCGGGTCACTGCCGGTAGGCGCATCGATATATTCAACCGCAGAGCGATTGACCAGTTCGACGTGTGGGGGAAAGAGGCATGACCGGCTGGCAAAACGACAAAAAATGGGCCGACCAGTTTATGCCGCCGATAAAGCGGATTCTCGGGGAGCACCTGATAGGTGAGCCGCCAGTTGCAGAGGATCAAGAACGAAACACAGACCTCATGGTGCTTCGAATGGACGCTGTGCGGATCGGTTGCCGGATGCGGAAAGCCGACCAGTTGGAAAGATGTCCTAACTACGCCAACGAGTTCACCATTCGCACGGTTCGCCCGAGCGGAATGCAGACTGAACTGGCTAAGATTATTGCCGGATGGGGCGACTACTTTTTTTACGGCTTTGGACACTCGTCCGGCGCGGTTCATCCTTGGGCTCTCTGCGATCTTCGTGTTTTCCGGCTTTGGCACAGCGCGCAACTCGTTCGTGATCGTGGGCAAATGCCTGGCGTTGAAAAGGCAAATCACGACGGCTCAAGTGCGTTCCGCGTTTTTGAGTTCCGACACCTTCCGGCTGAGTTCCTAGCTGCTTCGTACGGTGTCGCAAGCAGGGAGGCCGCATGAAGTGGTTCAAAGTCCACGCCGAAATCATCAACGATCCCAAGATCCGCGCTTTGGCGTTTGAGGACCGCTGGCACTTCGTGGCCGTCATGGCGTTGACCGCAGACGGTACGCTGGACGAGCCAGCCGAGCTGCGGGACGAGCTGGTGTCTGTGGCTCTCGGCCTGCATGGAATCGACCTCGAGAAAGCAAAAGCCAGGCTGATGCGCCTGCGTTTGATCGGCGGCGACTGGAAGCCGATCCAGTGGGAAAAACGGCAGGCAAGCGCCGACCCAACCAGCGCCGAACGGCAGCGGCGGTGGAAGGAAAGCCGCGCACAATCAAAGGCATACGAAGACAACACCGTTAGTAACGCGTTACCTAACGGTGCAAGTAACGGACAGAAGAAGAAGGAGAAGAGAGAAGAAGAATTAGAAGAGACATCTTGCGATGTCTCGCGCGCCCGCAAAGCGCCTCGGTTTTCACCACCCACCGCCGAAGACGTAAACCGCTATTGCCGGGAGACCGGCCACCACATCGACGCCGAGCGCTTCATCGACCACTACGCATCAAACGGCTGGCGGGTTGGGAAAGTCCCGATGAAGTCGTGGCAGCACGCCGTGGCCGGCTGGTGGCGACGCGACCAGGACAAAGCCATCCCGCGCGGCGGCACCCGTGCGCGCTCCATCGCGGAAGACCTAACCGACCGGAGCTGGGCATGACCAAAGCAAAACCGCGAATTACGGACGCCGACGTCAAGCCGCCGCGCTTGATTGATTCCACCGACATCGCCGGAGACGTCGAGCGGTTTCTGGCAGCCGGCGGGAAGATTGACCGGCCACAGTTTCGGCAGGACCGGTGCGAAGTGTCAGCCGGTGATTCAGCGCGCACCAGGCGCAGGTGGCAGATCAATCAGATGCCGCCGGAGTTGCGAGAGTTTCAACAACGTGGGGGATCGAAGAAGTGAACGACAAAGTTTTCGTGAATGGCATGGTCGTAAAGCGCAACGACAACGCGCCGGAGTACGTGCTGGCGAACCTGTCCATCAAGCGCACCGACCTGATCGAGTTCCTGCGCCAGCAGGACAGCGACTGGCTGAACGTGGCGCTGAAGCGTGCCAAGTCCGGCAAGTGCTACGCCGAGCTGGATACGTGGAAGCCGACGGAGAAGTTGGCTGACGTTGCGCGCGGGCCGGCAGCTGCTGCGCCTGACGACGAAATCCCGTTCTGAGCACCGACAAATGGCCGCGCCAGCACGCCATGGACATCGCCAACCTGCCGACGCGGGAGATGCGTGCGGAAGCGTTGGCACGCGTGCCTGCGCATTGGCGCGAGCTTGTCCAGTCGCACGTCATCAACGCGTTCCGGCTGCGGGCCGTACAGCGTGAAAGCCATCTTCGTGAAGAGTCACGACGGCTTGCGGCCAGCCAGCGACGAAGCCGTGCGGGTTCTCGCCCGGTATCGCGCCGGTGACGAAGTGCTGCTCGAGCATAAGCGCGGGCGTAGCGCCGCAAACCACCGCCGTTTCTTCGCGTTTGTGTCCACCACGTTCGACTGGCAAGACGTCTACGACGAGATCGAGATCTGGCGGAAAGTGCTGGAAATCGCTGCCGGCCACTTCGACCTGGTCATCGACAAGCACGGCGAGACGCACTACTGGCCGCGGTCGATTGCTTGGGACGAGCTGGACGAAGACGAATTTCGCGCACTGTTTTCCAAAGTCGTGAACGCGTACCTGGGGCGGTTCGGCGCCGGGCTGAACGACGCGCAGATCAATCTCGTCGTGGGGTTCTGATGACACCGCAACCGCCAAACATGTGCCCGTTCTGTTTCGAGACGTTCGCATCCGCCATCTCGGCCGCAGAGCACCGCGTCGGTAATCCGCGCCGGTGCCTGACACCTGACGAACTGGTCAAAGCGGGAATGCGCAAAGACCGCCTCGGCGTCTGGAAGCGTCTGCGCCGATGAAGCATTCCGAAGACGACATCCAGCGGCAGCTGATGGCGTGGATGCGGCGCACGTACCCAAAGCACGCCGACTGGATGCATCACAGTCCAAACGGTGGGCAGCGCAATGCGGCTACGGGCGCACGACTGAAAGCCGCAGGCACCCGGCGCGGGTTCCCGGATCTGTGCTGGTACACGCGTCGCGGCGAGTTCAGCGGGCTGGCCATTGAGCTGAAAGCACCCGGCGGGCGCGTGACGCCGGAGCAGACGGCATGGCTGGATCATCTGGCGGCTGAGGGCTGGCTGACGGCGCTCTGCTTCGGGCTGGAAGCCGCGCAGCAAACCATCGTGTCCTACGAGAGGCTGGGGGAGCCATGACGACCAGGGGAATCTCGCTGCGCCGAAAAGACACGCTGGTGCCTGCGCTCCCATCGGACGCGTTGCGTGCCGATCTGCCGGTTGCGCGGCGGGACACCATCCTGCAGGCGCTCGAGGTGCTGAAGCTCGAAGCCACCGATGTCACGCTGACCCGCTCCGAGCGGCGCGAGCTGCGGGGGCGCATCAACAAGCTGCGCAACCTGCTTGGGTGGCCCGCGCTGTGAGCATCACCCACCTCGAGGCGCACATTTTGGTCAGCGAGTGGGCTGCGGCCGAACTCCACGAAGTGCGTGAAGTGTGGTATCCCGCCGTCGCGCCCGGCTTCGTAGACCACCAGTCTGGCTATCGCCAGCTCGCAACTGCAACAACGCGAGACGCGCGCATTGAGGCCACGGGCTGGATCATGTGGGTGCTGTTGGCCAACAAGCCGCTGCACCACAACACGCTGAAACGGCACTACCTCGACGGCAGACCAGTGGGCGGCAGGGCGCGCCGAGCTGCACTGGATGCATTCGCGCGAGCGCAAGCCGCGTGGGTGGCGACGCTGGAAGAGCCGCCGGAGACTTTCGACTAAAAACGAACAGGTCACCCGTTCACTGCTGGCTCCCGCAGTGTTGACATATGCCCGACGAACTGCGCCCGCAATTTGTCCTCGGTCCTCCAATTGCCCGGCTTTCACGCCGGGCTTTTTTTTGGTCGCACACCATGGACGTTGTAGAGCTCATCAAGCGCCACGAAGGCTACAGCCAGTCGGTATATCGCTGCACGGCTGGCCGGCAGACCATCGGCTTCGGCCGCAACCTCGACGACGTCGGCATCAGCCGCGAGGAAGCCGAATGGCTTCTCAAGCGCGACATCGAGCGCGCTATCGGCAGCCTGCGCACTGAACCCTATTGGCTCGATCTGTCGGAAGTTCGGCAGGCCGTGCTGATAGACATGGTTTTCAATCTTGGCTGGGCTGGCTTCGCCAAGTTCGCACGCCTGCGCATGGCGCTTGGGCGTGGTGACTGGGATGTGGCATCAAACGAAATGCGCGCCAGCCTCTGGTTCAAGCAGGTGGGCGTTCGTTCTCAGCGGCTTTGCGTGATGATGCAGACAGGGCTCTGGCCCCGGTCCTGATGGCCCGCGACTACGATTTCGACGCGCTTTTGAGCGTCGCCGACACGGATTCCCAGCGCAAAAAGATCGAAGCCGTGCGCAAGTTCGGCGTGTCGCAAGGTGCGCGCGAACTGAAAATCACACGGCGCGCCATGCAGATGGTGCTGCAGCGTCTCGTCCGACTGGCTGCCAGGCGCGGGCTTTCGGTCCAGCACGACATGACTCACGCAGTTCCGGCTGAGTACGAGGTGCGGGGAGTCTCGACGCTGTACAACGCCGAGGGCAAAGTTAGCCAGCAGTGGGTGAAGTCCCGGCTGCGGGATGACGACGCGGCGCGGGCGATGCGGGAAGCCATCGAGGAGATGGCCGCAGAGCACCGTGGCACTGCTAAGCCGGTGAAAGCGCCGGCCAGAAGCATGGCGGGCCTGCTGTCGGTCTATCCCATGGGCGACCCGCATATCGGTGCCTATGCCTGGGCTGCCGAAGCCGGCGAAGACTTTGACGTGAACATTGCCCGGCAGGATCTGCTCGCAGCAGCTGGCCGACTGGTGGACGTGGCGCCGCCATCTGAGCGTGCGCTGATCGTCAATTTGGGCGACTTCTTCCACGCCGACAGCCTGTCCCAGCTGACCAAGTCCGGCCACAAGCTGGACGTGGACACGCGCTGGCCTCGAGTCCTACGGCTCGGCTGCCATCTGATGGTGGATCTGATCACTCTGGCACTGCGCAAGCACGCCAAAGTGGAAGTGATCAACGCCATCGGCAACCACGACGACCACTCGTCGATCATGCTGTCGGCATTTCTGGAAGCATGGTTCCACGCTGAGCCTCGGGTGCTAGTGCATCCGACGGCATCCAAATTCCACTACGTGACGCACGGCCGCTGCCTTATCGGTGTCACCCACGGCGACACGGTGAAGCACGCGGCGCTCGGTGAGCTGATGGCATCCGACCGGCCGGAAGACTGGGGAAAGACCAGTCATCGGTACTGGTATACCGGCCACATCCACCACACCAGTAAGACGGAACTTCGCGGCGTGGTCGTCGAGTCGTTCCGCACGCTCGCGGCTCGGGATGCCTGGCACACCGCCTCGGGCTACCGCTCAGGCCGCGATATGTACGTGATTGTTCTGGACGCCATGCACGGCGAAGTTGAACGGCACCGCTGCGACATCAGGCAGGTGAGAGATGGCAACACTTAAGCCCATCAAAAGCCGCCGGCAGGCTGATGTCGAGGTCGTGAAGTTGCGGTGCAACTGTGGCGACCAAAGCTGGCATTTCCGAATAACTCTGGTCGGCAATCAGGTCACAGCGGAATGCGCTGAATGCCTAGCCGACTGGGGGCCATTTTTCGTTTCACCCGTTCAACCCGTGAGACAAGACGATGAGCCAAGCTGAACCGAAAAAGATGCGTAAGAGCCGCACAATGTGGGCGGCTATCGCAACTGCCGCAATCGGCGCCGCACTCACCGCAGCGCCCGAGGCCATGCCGCAAGCCGCGACCGGCCCCGGCCTGATTCTGATCGCCGCGATCAATGCCGCGCTGCGCGTTTTGACCTCTCAGCCGGTCAAGTAATCGTGGATACAGAGGCGATCGTTGCCGGCCTAGTCATGGCCGTGCTGGTGTCCATTGTCACCGGCGCCATTGCCGGGAACGTGGCCAGCCAAAGAACGATTGCGGCACTGATTGTTCACATCGACTACCTGCGGTCGCACATCGACCGCCACGAAGAAACCATCTCACGAGCCCACCGTCGCATCGACGATCTCGAAAAGCGTTGAGGATTGAACCATGTCCGCGATGAGCGATTACCTCGAAAACAAACTGATTGACCTGACCCTGCGCGGCCAGGCGTTCACCGCGCCGGCTACTCTGTACTTCGGCCTGCATACCGGCGCCACGACGGACGCAGGCGGCGGCACCGAGGTGACCGGCGGCAGCTACGCTCGCGTGGCAGTTACGGCCAGCTTGGCGAACTTTGCCGGCACGCAGGCCGCGGCTAGCACGACCGCATCGAGCGGAACCGGCGGCGTGACCAGTAACAACGGCAGCATCACGTTTCCCGCGCCGACCGCGAACTGGGGCACGGTCACACACTGGTCCGTTTGGGACGCCAGCACGAGCGGCAACATGCTTTTCCACGGCGCGCTGACCACCAGCAAAACGATCAACAACGGCGACGCAGCGCCGAGCTTCGCAGCCGCCGCGCTCGTCCTGACGTTCGCTTGAGCTGAGACATGGCTGACAACTTCCCGCAAACGCCAGG